TATCAATAAATATCAAATAGTCATTATATTTTTTTACACAACTCAAAGAAACCTTTCATTTCAGGAAAATAATCGTATCTGTTTAACTTTCTTCTTCTATCATATTCATCAAACCAATTTGTAAAATTTCTCCTTATTTCTAAAAGTTTCAACTCAGAAAATTCTGTTCCTTTCATATAATTCAAAATCCTATCAAATTTTTTCAACTCAATAGTAGAAAATTTTAATTTATTATTATCATCTAAATTTTTTTTAAAAAAGTCCATGTGTTTGTACATATAAGGAAGATATTCACTTTTTGGCAAAATATTCATATCAAAAATATAAGGCTCTTTTAAATGTGGAGTGTCAAATCTTATTCTTTGCCATTGCTCTACTTTATCATTGTTATACTTTTTTCTCCATTCTAATATCTTTAACAATAAGCTATCAAAACTTGTTACTGAAAATATATTAAAAGTAATCATAAAAGTTATTGGATAGTTAGAATTCATTAAAAAATAATCTAAATTCTCTTCCCATAATTTTAGATCTAGTCCTGTTCTAACATATTCGGCTCTACTCGTCCATGTATCTATAGATGAATACAATTTAAAACTTTTAATTTTATTCTCTTGATGTAATTTTGTTATTTTTTTTACTAATTTTTCAATTAAACTTTTTTTAACTCCAAGATTTGTATTTAATTCAATTTGAAGATAGGGTTTAGGATTTTTATCTAAAAGGTCTAACAATTTCCAAGTACTTTTGTGCAATAAAGGTTCTCCACCTGTTATTCTTAAAATGTTAAGTGTTTTTGATACAGTAGGCCACCATTTCCACCATGCCTCTACAAAGGGATTTTCATCTTCGGTTTTATAAACTGTAAACCAATCTATATCTTGCCTATGCTCTGTACTGTCTTTGTATGGTCCAAATTCTTCAATTTCGTTCCAAAATCTACTACTTGCTTTAGGATGACAATAACCACACTTAAAATTGCATTCATTCGAGAAAGAAATTTCTATATATTCTGGATTGATGTTAAAATCAAAAGAATTATTTTTTATTTCAGCTAATCTTTCTGGTGTATAAATACTTGCTGTCTTTATGTGCCTATCACTTACATACTCGGACCCTAAATTTTCTATATTCCAACAATAATTGCATCCTACAGGCTTTTCTCCTTTTAACATTAAACTTCTTTGCATTTTTTTTTCACTTGTATTATGCAAAGCACTAGGATTATTTTTTATTTCTTCTATTAATATTTTATGCGGAGGCGGGTGATAACAGCTATGCGTTTCCCCAGTTTGCAGATAAAGAGTTGTATGATGCCATTTAGCTAAACAAAATGTTGGACTTACTTCTTTATTTGTAATATCTAAAACATTCTTGATATGATCTATCTCATTCATGTTTCTACATCTATTATTTTATTAGATATTCGTGCAGGATTTAAATAAACTGTTTTAAAAAATACGCTCTGATCTTTACTTAATGGATCTACGCCGATAGGAATTTTCAATTCTCCTATAATATATTTTCCTATTTGCTTAATTTCTTTTTCTAAATCATTATCTTTTATACACAACAATTCTTTATTCCATAAATTATTTAAGTATTCAAAATCTCTCACATTCACATAATCCCAATCTGTACACATAGTTTTGTATAAACCTTGCCTTGCTCCTAATATTGCCCATAAACCATTTTCAATATCTGCTCCTATCATTAACCATATATACAACCGATGTAGATTTTTCCAATGATTTTTATAAAAATCATCTAAAGAAGGCTTTACTCCCTGATCAAGCGCCATCTTAACCCCTTCTCTAAATCCTGCCCGCCATGCTTGCTGTGGTGTTGCATTATTATAAATGTCACTAAAACAACTATTCATCTGTATATATTCTACATCCCAACAAAAATCAACTTGGGCATGTGGATTATCAGGTGCAGCATTTTCATGAGTTTTCATATTTAAAACAAATTCTTTAGGCCAACATTTTACTCCGCCATTACCATACATTAATCCATTAATTACATTATGACCGCACCACGATATAACCTTATTTTTTAATTCAACATGTTGCTCAAAATTAATTTCTTGTGCTAGAAAATGCTCTCTAATTCTATTATCGCCATCTATAGTAACAAACCTATCTGTTTCACTCAACTCTGCACAAGCTTTATGAGCAGAATCAGAACCTTTTACACCGTGAACTCTTTTTGCCCATGGAATTTTTGTAACTAAATCAGCATAATTTTTTTCTGCATTAGGTTCATCATAACTTAAATATATTATATCATAGTCTAATACACGGAATGTATTTTCCATTATTCTTTTCTTTCATAGTTATATTCAAATATTTTATTTGTGTAAATGCTTATTAATAATTCACTACTTTCAAAATCATGTAAAAAACTAACTATCTGATAATGATTTTTTACTAATTGTTCTAAATTAATTTCTAGTTGCCTGTAAAGTACATTAGGATTTCCTAATTCAGTAACACTAAAATATAAAGAATAATTTGTAAAAGAATTTCTAGATTTTAAGTCAATTTCTAAATCTTTATTTATTAAAAATTTCCAGCAACTATTTGATATATCTTGAATAATGGTAATTCCTTCTCTATTTTTATTTGTAGGAATTTCATATAAAATATTGTGTATTGTAGTATTAAAAACATTAATTACATCTTTTTTCTGTAATTGGTACTTCCCTAATTTATCATTAAAAACAACAATATATTTTTTTGCAGAAATTTTTCCAGTATGGACTTCAATAATATCTTCTTTATCTACTTCTATAAAATCAAAATCAGGTTGGGTATTTGTTACACGAATAAGCTCTCCGTTCGCTGGATCAAATTGTATAAACATATCTAAATTCCCAAAAATTTTTCATATTTTTTAAAAATATTATCTAACAAGAAATTTTTAGATGCATAATGGAAAATTCCGGTTTGCAAATAATTTCCCACATAAAAATCTAAATTTGGACTTAAATAAGTTCCAACTTTATCATGCCATTCACCTGTAACATTTTTCCAATTTTGGATATTCTTTTTCATGTGAACAAATTTTACAAAATTTACAATATTATTTGTAATTTCAACATCATTATCTAAGATTTTACTTGCAATGGAAAATGAAACGTCCATACTAGGATATTTAGGATAATATTCTTTACAAAATTGTCCGTAAAACATTTCCCAATTTTTTGATATTAATTCTACTAAAGCAAAAAAATCTTTAGATTTTTGTGACTTTAAAAAATAATGCATTCCCGAATATAAATTAGGTAAATGATTAGTTTCAAATAATTTCCTGTAATAATTATCAGTTACAATTGTAGATCTATAAGTAAAAACTTTATTTAAGAAAAAAAGATTATAATTTTCAAAAAATTTCCACCACAAATTTAAATTTTGTAAGACTAATGTGTCTGTATCTAATACAATAGTTTTATCATATGGAGTATTATGATATAATTTCCATCTATTTAAAATACTATATCTCGAATCATCATGTTCTAACCATAAAGGTTCTAATATGTTATCAAACAATCCTTGATACTTTGGCAAAATTTTGTTCTTTGTAATTATGCTAATAGATACATCATTTTTTGTTTTAATACTCATTGCCGATAAACATGCTTGTGTTACATATTCATTTCCATCAGCATAAAATAAAAACCCATTAGACATTTTTTAATTCCTTATCAATACATCTATTAAGGCTAAATTTGTTCATAACGTGTATTGTAACATCATTCCAAGATGCCAATGTATACTCTCCGACATAATTTTCTTTTTCTAATAAAAAAGTTATTTTATTTTTATCTATATCCCAACAAATATCTTTATCTGTAGTATAATAAAGTTTACCAGGTAAAGAAGACGCAAAATCTCCTTCTGTATAACCATTCATAATATGTATAGCTATGCTAAAAGCATGATCATTTCTAAAATAACTTTGATTTATTTGAAAAACTGATTTATAATGATTCCAATTGTCTTGGATATGTTTTAATAAATCAAAAAATATTTTGTTTTCTTCCGTTTTCCGGAAAAAGACTATTGTTGCCCAATAAAATTTAATTCCTATATCATTTATATACTTAAATTCAGAATAATCTCTAAAACCAGCTAAATCAAAGGATTCATGATAAATTTGAAAATTATTTTTCTGTTCAAAACAATGTAAAAAATTAGTATTAGATAGCACTATATCAGTATCTAATAATAAAGTTTCATTATAAGGTGTAACATCATATGCCGAAGATCTTAATTGATTTTTAAAAGCTAACTTTTGTTTAGATATAGTACCATCTCTATATAATTTGTAAAAATGATTTTCAAATTTACTTAAAATAGTGCCATCAATGTTACTATTTTCCGACCATACTATGGGAATAATTTTATCAAAAACTTTTTCACAATCCGGAAATTGTGTTTTCAAATACAATTCGCTATCGGTTACTATTGATGTAGGTAACCCTAAAATATTTTTAACTCTTTTTGCCAAGAAATAAGCTTGTTTAGTATAATCTATTTTTGAATTATTTCTTGCATACAGTAAAATACCTTTACTCATAAATCTACTAAATTCTCAATTGTCCGTTCTTTTTTTATTCTATTATAACTTACAATAAATTCATTTGAAGCATTTATGTAGATATTTTTAATATTATTAAAAAATTCCTCTAAATTTTCTATTTCGGTTGGAATTTGATTATCATCTATTAAAATTATTTCTGTTTGAGAAGAATCTAACATAATTTTACAAAAGGATATTAATTCTTTTGTAACTGTAAATTGACTTCCATTAAAAAAATAAATTAAATCTTGATAATACTTTTCTTGAAATGACCTTTTTTGATTGTGTAAAGAGGCCATATAATTGGAAAATTTAATAGCTTTTTCAAGTCGTTCGTCCATAAAACCTTTTTTAAAAAAATATTTATAGACTTACTAAAAAAACTATCAATTTATTGGAAAGCTGAATCAGTAGTATAAGTAGGACTAGTTATAGCAACGTAAGAACCTACAGCCTTAAATTCATCTACTGAGCAAGTAATTGTCCCGTTAACATTTTCGTCTACTGCCGGTCCTGGTTCTGTAGCTGGCAATCGTTGATCACCGGTATCGTCATCTTGTAACCTTACTTCAAATTGAATTTGATAAGTGTTTGTTCCCTGTTTTGCTCTTACAATTAAATCATTTTCGAGATACACTCCTGAACCTGTTGCTGTGTATAAGTTTGACCAATTTTGGGTAAGACTTGCGTTTTGAGTATATCCAAAAGTCACCGGGTCAGGGGCATTTGTTACCATTGTGGCCCAATTATTAGATTTTGATCCGCTTGTTCCTGACATTGCTAAATTAATCCTAATTTCTCCTCCAGTGTTAAAAAAATATCTTCTATGATTTGCGTCTGAAAATGTGACTGTAAAAATAAAATTTATCGTTCCATTCCAAGCACTTGTTCTTGAGCTAGACCTAACACTAAAAACTGAATCCATTTCGTTAGTATTTAATGAAGTAGTAGGTAATCTATTAGCATCAATTGTATTTACATAAGATACATACTGATTGTGTGTTGCACTATCTGTACCAGCAGATGCTCCTGCAGTAATCCAATCTCCAACATTTATATCACCTAATAAAAAATTGCTAGTAGTTTGATGAACATAGCATGCTTGAATGTCGGTTCTTAAATCATCTAATTGTTCCGCTGTTACAAAATCTCCAACTGCGGGCTGGGTAGGATAATTACTAGCAACAACTTGCGAGCTTGTAACAGATTGCCCATAACCATAATCACCTGATCCTACACCTAAAATTTGAGCAACTTTACTTTGCAAATTATTATAATCAGTTGCATTAATCGATCCACCTTGAACCACACTTGACACTGCCATAATTTTAAACTCCTATATATACGTATTTTATTTATACAATTATTTCTATTAATCCTACTTCTGACAGATTATAATTTTCTAAACTTTTTCCAATTACTTGCAGTGCCGTATAATTATCAGATGCTGCTTTAGCTACACCAGGAGTGTCAGAAGTAACTAATAAATCACCTTTATTAATATTTCCTATTACTTTGCAAGGAACTCTTCCACGTAATGCAACGCAAGCTTTTACTCCTTCTAATTCACTATTCATTATATGAGCTGGACTAGTAGAAACAACACCAATTACAGTAGAATCATTGCTTTTAACAGATTGAGTTACTTCAGCATCTCCGCCTATTACTAAAACAGTTCCAGGTTCATAAACTTTATCAGACAGATACATTTCAGCTAAATCTGCATATTTTGCTGCTGTAGCTGTACCTCTAAACAAATTTGCATGGATATCACCAGAAATATCACGAGCAACAATAGATACTCCGTTTGTATTCCTTGCATCTGCAGTGTAAAATCCTGTTTCAACAGTGCTTTGAGCATTTATAAAAGATGTTGATACTGCTTTTGCATTATCAGCTGTTCCTTTAAATTCACTTGCATAAACATAATTAAATGAATGGGTTGTACTACCTATGTTAACTTGTCTAGTGCCTGCATTTGTAGTACTAAAAGATTCACTTGTAGGGTCAATAATTAAATTGTAACCTGGCAACACTTCATTATGAGTTAGTCTAAATGGCATTCTAACATTATTTGAGTCATCTCTTACTTGAAAAAATAAATCTAAACCTACTTCATTTCCTATAATTGCTTGATTACCGTTAACAATTCTTAATTTCAAATCATTATCGTCACCGACTGATAATCCATCATCTCCGAAAGTAACTGCGGCTTGAAAAGCTGCTCCTTCATATTTAATATACTTATCAGCAGTAAATCCACCTAACCTATCTGAATTTGAAGCAGTTCCCCAGTATCTAATAGCTTGAGAAGTAACTCCAGATGTTGAATTGAGTGTATGTTGTAAGGTTAAACCTTCATGAATTGTATCAAATCCAGGATAACCATTTCTGTCGTCAGGATGAATTGTAAAATATGGATGAAATCCACTTATAATATGTTTAACTTCGTCATTAATAACACTACAAATTATAGGACGATTTGTTCCTGTATCATCTCTTACAGTCCTGCTTTGAAACTGAGTTACAGTTGTACCAGTACCTTGAGGACCTACTAATATCCAATCTGTACCATTAAAAACATAAAGTTGTTCATTTTGGGTATCCCACCAAAAATCACCTGCAGTTTGTCCTGCTGGAGCTGTATCACCTGTTTCTGACCCACCTGTTGTACGCCATTTTGTTCCGTCATAAAATTTTAATTTACTTAAACCTGCATCAAACCAAACTTGCCCACTAAGTGCTTTTGGAGGTTGATTTTCTCCTGCAAAATTTTCTAGTAAAAAAACAAAATTCTCATTCTGTATTTCACCGTAGCCTGCGTAATTTTTACCAACTAATTTTAAATCAGTAGTTTGATCTACTGTTCCGTCTTCCACTACTGTTAGTTGAGCAGTATTATATGTATTAATTATATATGCCATTCATTTGTCCCCTAATGCTTTAGTGTATTTACCCTATTTGTTATACAACGATCCTATCAACTCCTGTGCTGTTCCAATTTGCTCCATCGCTTTGAAATCTATAGATAAATCTATCAACTGTAAATTCTATTTCTGTTGTAGAACCTGAATATGCAGGGTTAGCTACTATATCTTGCACAACAGCAACTGTGCCTGTATTATCAAAATTACGGACAGTTACTCTTGATTTTTGTAAAACTGCAGTATCTTCTTCTGAAACTGTTATAGGAAAAACTGCTGTAATTTGTCGGATACGTGTTGCCATAATTTTTACATTTTGCCCAGGTAACGATTCTTCAATCGGAAGCATATTATTTAAAACTGATCGAACATTTTGTATTGTAGATGCATAAAAAGGTGTATAATCAGGATCACCACTAGATATTAATCCGTTTATATCTAATGATAACAATATTTCTTTTCCATCTACTGCCCTATCTACATATTCCTTATTAGCAGCTTCGTCATTTGCAATAGGAGTAGCTAAATTAGATATCTTATTGTTGCTCAAACTAAGAGAACCGCCATTTGGATTTATCGTTATACCGGCTCCATTTATTCGTGTAATAGAAGCAGAATCAATATATATATTGTCAACTGATAATTCCGTTAATGTTCCAAGTTGTGTTAATCCTGTGGCTCTTGTAACTCCAGAATGTAACTCAGAACTTGAAAGAACCATTTCTCCATTTATTCTGTAAGAAGGATTAGCATTAATCCCTGATACAGACAAATTTATATTTTGGTTACTTGTCCAAGATCCTACTGGAGTATCATTGACGATATCTGTATCAAGCTTCCATACAAAATCTTTATCACCTTCATTACTTCTAAGTATGAAACCGCCACCTTCTACATCTGCATTTGACCCTATTTGATCCTGTTCTCCTATAGCTAATTCTATTGTTTTATCAATAATCTTTAAATCTTGCGATGTTACATAAGTTACATCGCCCGAAACCGATAAAGAACCTGCTATACTTACACTACCAGCAACTGTCAAATTTCCGTATAAATCTAATTCAGGAACACTAACTAAATTTTCAAATTGCCCTAATCCGTCAAACATTTTAATTTTATATTCTGACGTATCTATATAAATTGCGTTTACAAAACTGTTTGTATATTGAGCATTTTTTATTCTTATTCCAAAATCTGCGTTCGATTCTAACATATCTATGTATGTTGTTGATCCGAAAATCTTAGCATTAACAAATGGTCTGTCGCCAACACCAATTGTTAGACCTTTACTATTTTTTATTGTTATAAAACCTGTTGTTTCGCCATTACCATCTGCAGGTAAAAAATTTACACTTGTTTTTTGATTTCCTTGGTCATCTAACAAATATTTTGAATTTAAACTTGTACCTCTCCACCAAAATCCATTTATTCCAGTTTCATTTTCTACATCTGCAATATTAAACCCTTTATATAATTTTTGTCTTGGAGGATCTTGGTCATCCTCAGCCCAAGTATGAAATCCGTTAATCTTATACTGAATAGGTACAATAAATTCTGCTGGAGAATAGACTCCTACTAAAACATCTCCTAAAAATAATTTTAAAATTGTCCTAGTAATATTTCGGTCATCTATTTGACTATGGGCTTCAAATCCTGTTTTACCTTGTCCAGCATTGTATGTTGGACCAACTAAAGTTAAATCTGTTCCATCATACAAATATAAACGATTATTTTCATTATCTATCCATAAATCTCCTGCAACTAAATTTCCAGGTTGTGAGCTATTAACAATAGTTCCTGTTGCACTTCTAAATGATGTTCCATCAAAGACTTTTAATCTTAAATCAGCTTTATCATACCATAATTGTCCTGTTAATGGAAAAGGGGGTTGTTCTGTGCTTGCAAAATTTTCGAGTATTTTAATAAAATTTTCATTAATCCATTCACCGAACCCTTTATAATTGCGTCCTATTAATGTAATATCTGTGCTTGTTGTATCAATTATACCATCTATTAGATCTATAATTAATTCTCCATCAGTCCTATTAATTCTATAACTCATCTAATCATCCTGCATATATAATAAAATTCAATGCCAAAAATGGATTTAAAATATCTACTTTTGAACTTAGGGTTTCATCTGTAACAATCCCTTGTGTGTTTTTCATTGCTACACCAGTAAATTCTGTCTGCTGTTCATAAAAATGATAATCTTCAACTTGATCGTCAACAATTTCAAACTGTTTAGGAGCAGTAGCATAAAATTGGGTATCATTATAAAAAAGATCATGCTTATGATCTGGTAAATTTGCTTCTTGTAAAGTTACTTTTTCGTTTCCTCCAGTGCCTCCTAACTCCGTAGAATTAGTATTTTCTAATACTGGATTTGCTGGATCAACTAATCCTAATGGAAATCTTCCTCTTAAGTCAGGTAAAGTAAAATATCCTGAAGGAACGGATTCAATACTGGCAAAAGTATATCCAATAACTGCAAATAACTTTTCATAATCTACTTTTAATACATTTTGTCCTGCACAAAGCAACCAACCTGCAGGAACTGTTAATCCTGCATATGGCGTTATACTACCTATAGGTATAGTAGGAACTGTTTTTAATAAATTTTCTATAGAAATTTTCTTTAATCCAATATCTTCTCTGTTTCTAGAAATAAGCAGTTCGTCATCTAGTTGTGTATCTATAATTTCTATTTT